TCATTCCGTTTTGTAATGTCTGATCAATGAAATAACCAAACACCATCGAACCAACATTGTATTTTGGGTTTGTACCAATACCGTCTTGTGATTCTGAATTGTTAATCACACACATAAACCACTTCAAATGCGTTGTGGGTAGCTCAGAAGGGTTTTCAGAGTGATAACTGACAACCCTGACCCGAACCCTACCTAATTTTTCTGGGTCACTCACGTCCTCTACAAAGCCCCAGAATGGAATAAACGGCGTTCCTATCATTTACCAACCTCAAATGCGTCTTTAACTAATTTCATAGTTTGTGTGTATTGAGTTCTTTTTAGTGTATGTTTTATTTCAGCTACAAGAAACTTACCAGAATACGGGTCTGGGATTTTTCCTTTGTTAGCTTCTGTACCCCACACTGGCAAAGCACAAATAATAATGCTTCCACACACGTTGTTTGTATCACCAAACACGGTTATTCTTGCCGCATATCTCTGTGTGTTTAAAATCGTGTTAATATTTTTTAACCTAAAGTTCTGAAAAGGTTTCTGAAAATCATCAACATAGGTATAAAGTTTGTCTGTGTTCTTGTTATTTACAAGCTCATTATTAAGGTTTGGAGTCTTTGCCAGCGAATTTGTTTTGTTAAACTGGCTTATATTGTCATATTCACTTTTGTAGAAGCTTTTTTCAAGCAAATTTAGGTTTGTACTACTTGACCCCAACACACCGTCATCAATCTGTTGCATGAAATCAGGAACATCAATAATAGAATAATCTTGAATGGCTGAAAATGATTCTTCTTCTTTTTTTGAAACATCATCATAAATGTTGGCTGTCTTATATTTGTACTGTGTGATTGGTTCTTGCTTGTACAAATATTCAATAGGCAAATAACAAAATTGTTGATTGTTCTCAAAGTAAAGATACCCGCCTTCATTGTTAACTGACATGGAACGGCGCGACAAATTAGCAATGACCTGAATCGGGTTTTGATTAGCCCCTACAAAATGATTGATTTCTTTTGTTTCTACGCTTATCAATTTCTTAGTCGAAATCTTTTCATGAAGATAATTGACAATATTCGAACACACATCATTATATGATTTGGTGACTCGTGTTCTTGAATTGTTAATAATTTCATCTGAACAAAAATTTAAAAGCAATCCCGATGTGTGTTCGTTAATGCGTGTTGGTGGTGAACACTTATACACAATTCCACTGACTGAAATTTCTTTGTTGGTTCCAGATGTTTCAAAAACAATCTCAACACGTTCGCCGTTCCCTAGAAAGTTTTCATTGTAAATTGAATTGGTATCCATGATTGTGATATTTCCAGACATACCAACACTGAACATGGATTCATAAATAGAAACATCCATGAACAATGGTATCAGGTTATGAGCAACCCCATCATCAAATTGTAGTTCCAACTTTTTAAGAACATACGAACCATTTTGTGTATACTTCATAGCCTTTCAGCTTCCTCATCATGCATATTGACATAATCACCAATATAGTCTGTTCGAATCAAACGAATACTTCTTTTTTCATCGTTCATTTCTGTTTCATATTCGTAATTGCTAACATCCAATCTGTCATAAGCAGGGTGTTCAACCTGAACAAAATTCCCTGTCTGGATACTTACACTGTGGTGTCTTGCATACGGATCGTCATAAGTATTTACAATATACTGAACGAGTGATTCTTGTTCCATGGGCCATTCATTATAATAATCAACAATCTCGTTGAAGTGGAGAATCACCCATGCTAATTCCACATCATCATAAAGCTTATCAGCCAGTATAACAGGAGTATCACCTTCTTTTAAATCATACTCAATATAATAACTAGGGTTTTTAAAAAGTGGATTGATGTAAAAGGATCGCTTTGCAACATCAACCACTGTGTAAGAATTACCACCCATCAAATAATTCAGTATAATCGGAAACTTTTTAAAATAAGCCATCTTAAAACCCTTCCCCATGACGTTCTTTGTGCAGTGATTCCAACTCAAAAAATTCAAGCGTTAGTTCTGTAAAGAATGGCGAACCATCTGTGTATGTTGAAAAAGTATTATCACCCCCGTATGATACGCTCATGTTTGTTAATGCACAGGTAGACACTTTAAAAAGAAATTCGTTTTCTGTTCCTTTGTTTAAAAAAGAAATATCAAATTCCGATGGGAATTTCATGTAATTATTGACATTTCCGTACTTAATTTCTGGTGCGCGATGAAATTTCAAAAGATCAATAATATTTTTGATAATCTTTTGTTCTTCTTCTGATTTTGGGATAAATTTAAAGGTGAAGCTGAATGACCTGTTCTGTACCCCGTTAAAGATAACCTCTGTATAGGGGTTAGATATACTTCGAGTGTATGCTTGCTTTGCATCTTTTGTGTTTATACCTGTAAGTGTTTGTGTCGCACCTGCAAGTGTGTTTAACAAAGCATCTGGTGCAACAGTCTTTGCAGCTTCCCACATCGATTTCCATGACTGAACATCAGACAAGTCACCAATGCTTGTAGCTGCATCAAAGACACTACCAACACTCTCTAGATTGCTTGTATTCCAATCTGAACCATAGGCGGTTTGAATGTTATTGGGAATATACAATGCTATGCTTTTATCAATGCGCCTTGTTGAACCTACCATCTTACGGGCAAGACTACCGGACGTTGATTGTTGATAGACTGGCTTATCTCCATCGACAAGCTTATACTTCTTTCCAATGTATTGTTTTGATCCTTCAACGACATTAATGTTTATGAACATGACATTTCGTGTTCCATTGATATCAATGTCTTGTGGAAAAGAAAGTACGCTGTAAGCGCCTCGCTTATTTCTGTTTTCATTATCCAGATCATTATCCAGCTTTTTAAACATACTTGATGATATACTCATGGTTGAATCTCAACCTCCGTCATAATTTTAAATACCCAACCTTTGTTTTTACAATAGGCTGTTGCTGCTTTCCATTTTGCTTTGTTAACGTGGTAAGTGATGACTTCGTTCAAGTATCTTTCTTTTTTCTTACCTTTAGCCTTTGGAAGTTGTGTTTCTCTAAGGGGTTTGATTTCAATCAGTGTAATAACTCGTGTGCCATTATTATCTGCAACCACAAAAACATCTGGATAATAACGATGAACTCTGTTAGTCTTAGGAGAAACATAAGGAATTTCTATAATTTCTGCCCCCCATGCCACCACTTTTGGATTGAGGTCAAATTTCTTGAATACCTTCTTTTCCCAGCCGCTCCGAAAAACGCATTTTCTAGGATCACCCAAATATTTATCAGGGTTTTGTATGTTATAAATCCCTTGGTGATATTGGCCGCGTTTATTTGGTGGAGCTACGTTTTCTGCCATGCTGATTCCTAGCTATTTTGATCACATGACTATTTATAACGTGGTTGTTGACAGGAATTTTTTTAGTGTGTTTAAAGTTAAAGGCTTAACAGGAAAATAAGCAATGATAGGTATTTCCTATCGACTATTGTTTTATAATAGAAAAGTTCAATCAAAAAAAGAATGAGTTTTTAGTTTTTGCGTTATAAATACTCTTACAAGTAGTGGAACGGCCACTTAAAAATATGTTGCTCTTGCTGTGCAACGCCGAAAATAGCAGTTAAGTGAACAGGCTCTAGATGGGGAGCCGTGATTTAGAGAAATTTCAATATAAGCCAGAAATTTTTAGATCACACAAACGGGTTCTATGGTGGTGTGTTTTATCCATGGTTGTTAGTCAACCAACCGAGGTCTGGTCGATGCCTGTGAAAAGTCGATGCCCGATAAATTGTTCGCTCAAAATCTAAACAAAACGTCAATAGGAAGTAGGTATTTTAGTAGGCCGATTCTCTTAGCGCCTAAGTGGACTTTCAAGTTCTCTTTTAAACCACCAACCCTATCATAGACCAGATCATGCCTAGAATTTAGTGCTTGCAATCCCTTCCAAATTCCTTTATACTGATTGTAGAAATTGAGAAATACCTACCCCAAAAGGAACTACATCATGGAATTATTCATCACACACCGCATCACACAAGCTGCAATGAATGCCTTTACCTCAGACGAAGCTCGATATGAGAATTTTGTGTTGGTGGTTGA